CGTAGGGGATACATTCGGTCACTACAAAACTTACGCAAGTGTTCATACAAACCCACATTGAGTTCGCGAGTAACCTGATTGAACAACTTGATTTTGCCATCCCATTTTTTGTTCTTGTAGGCAGGCACATATCTATAGTTGGGTACAAAGAATGAAAAGTATTCGCGTAGTTCTGGTATCTGATGCGCTTCAGCATCAACCAGCATCATACTATGATTCTTGAGTCCTACGGTTATTGTATTCGGTAATGTATTCTCTGTCTCTGGCATCTTCTTCTATAAACTTATATCTTAAAACTTCAAATAATTCTTCTTTTCGATTTTCATCGATGTAATTATTATCTATAAGATAATTAACTCGTTCTTCTGCGAATACCTTTGCTTTATCTTCTACACTCATTACGCACCTGCCTCAAGTTGTCTCCATCTAATAATATTACCTATCGTAGTATGTCTCCAGTTAAGATTGTTCATGATACTCTCAAGGGTTTCTACAGTCGTTTTTAAATACTGAATGCGTATTTCGCTCTCTTGTATTTCTGTATCAGCATCATAGTAGTATTTCTCTAGGTCACCCTTTAATACTTTGAGTCCATTGAATGGGTCAGGTGACCAGTTCTTTGACTTCATAGTCTCTTCGTCCATCTTGCCATTATACCATAACCACTTATCTTTCAACAGAGACTTCTGAGAAAACTCTGCTTTCTTTAATCGTAGTTTAGTTAGGGATAAATATTCAAGATACTTGGCATGCATCTTGGGAGTGTCCATACTTGTTTTATCAAGTTGGTGTTGGTTTATAATCGAATCCTCTTTCCATTCTGCCAATATTGATTCTAAGTTTATCATAACTTACACACTAATATTTCGTGTGAGTCTTTTTTACTATGGATAACACCTCTCTCAATTTTACTTTTGCCTACTCTGGTTTCACCTATCTGATACGAATAATGCCACTTAGGATAAGATAAATCAAAGTCATTATAATACTCACGAATGGTTTCGCAATTATTGTATGAAAGAATAAATCCACCCTTATGATTATGTAATAAGTCTCTTAATTTTTCGTGGTCAAAACCTCTGTGATGAACATCAAGATTACTATTGGGATACATTCCCTTAGTCATCTTATTATCACTATCCTTATCTAGATAATAAGGTGGGTCAAGATATAAAAAGGTATTTGGATTATCTGCAATCACGTCTTCAAAACTACCTTCATTCACTTGAAGATTTGGATTTTTGTAGTCTCTTATTCTTTGGATTGACTTCTCCCATTTAGTTTCATTTTCATAAATCTTACTCATCCAACCTAAATACATTGGACCATAAGACAGATTATGATTATGAAAATAATATGATGCCGCAGTTAAACTATCTAACTTTATAGAGTTTCTTTTATAGTAATCAGTTTTCCATTCAGATAACATATCTTGTGTATAGTCCCATTGTATTAGGATTTCTTTAATCTCTTTATAAACTTCTTTTGTTGGCGATAACGTCAAAAGTTTATCTGCAAGAGCATCTGAATCATCTAATAAAACATTCCAAAAATTTACTAGGGCATGAAATATATCATACCCATGAACTTTTATTCCTAACTCACTAGACCATCGGGATTCTAAAGAACCACCACCTATAAATGGTGATACAATTGTATCTATATTTTTTGGTAATATTTCGGTGATTATTTTATATGCCTTAGACTTACCACCTGCATATCTTATAGGTGTTTTCATTAATGTACCTTTCTCATATAACCTTTATTATATATTATTTCACGTAAAAAGTCAAGTATTTTTTTATTTTAGTATCTTTGTTATATATAAATAGAAGTAGAAGATATAGGAACTAAAATGCCACAGAATGCAGCAACACTTAAAACCCAAATAAAAGATGTAGAACTTACATCTAATGTGAACTACTTACAACCTACGGGTTTCCGCATTAGTATTGATAGAACACGATATCCTAACTTAGAGTACTTTGTTCAATCTGTTAGTCATCCATCTATGAGCACAAACATAGTTGGTATCCCTGTTCGTCGCCTTGAAAGTGTACCTATGCCAGGAGATAGAATATCATTCGGGGACATAGAGTTTTCTATTCTCCTTGATGAAGACATGACATCTTACAGAGAAATGTTTGAATGGATGCAACGTGGTGTAAACCAAGGTCAAGTTTCTGCGGAACTAAGAAGAACTGCGATACCAACACATTCTGATATAACTTTATCTATCCTTTCGAGTCATAATAATTCTATAAGAAAAATAACTTACAGAGATTGTATACCTACAAGTTTAAGTGGTATAAATTTTAATTCTACAGGTGACACTTCATACCTAACTTTTAGTGCTTCATTTTCTTTCTCTGAATTTGAAGTTAAATAGGAGAACCTATAGTTCTTCTCTCAATGTCATCGTGGGCAAACTCTGCCCAATAAAGTTCAAACGCAACACCATCTCTGATACCCTCAAACTGATGTATCTTTCCAGGTTTTACTTGACAGAAGTCTCCTGCGTTTAGTATTGTTTCATCAACAAGACCATCCTGTTCTCCGTCTTGCCAGACTCGTACAATCATAGTACCACTCTCAACAAAAAAACCATTCCATTTATGTTTATGTAAATGCTCGGAACACTTGTATCCCTTTTTGTAGTTGATACGATGAAACTCTAATACACCATTCGCGTGTATCAGTTCTGTGTTTCCCCAAATCTTTCCTGCCTTAGTACCCATTAGTCTTCACCTCTAAGATACATTTCTCTCTCTTCTTCTTCCTCTTCTGGTGTCATCGATGTATACCCACCACAATCTATATCAACACTTGTCATAAAGACAAATAGGACAGTTCCGAAACTACCAATCATTAATCCTAGAAAAAACTCAAACATTATCAACTCCATTTGTAATTATATAGGAGAAGAATAAGTCACACATTTACGATGCGACCTTTCTCAATCCATTCTAACTCTTCGAACTTTTCTTCATAGGTACGTCCAGAGACCGTGAACCCTTCGGTGTGTCTCTCGTCTAGGATAAACTTGACTGCTTCCTTTGCGGTTGCAAATCGTTTCCAATCCTCGTTCCTTGTGTTCAACTTTAGTTTCACTTCATACGCTTTCATTATACATTTTCCTTTCTGATTTGCGTTTCTATATTCATGTCTTTTATAAGTTTTGAGTTGTAACCACTGACTTCATATTCCTTTAGAAACTCAAAGTCAAACCCATCAAATATCTGCATGAGTTCTTTGTATCTGTGTTCTAACTCTAAACGAGTATTAAAACATTCTTGTATGAACTCTTTCTCTTTAGTGTATCCTAATACTAATGCCATTGTTACGCACCTCCTGCAAAAAGAAGACTTGCAAGCATCGCTTCATCTTCGTTGACGGCATCTTCTATTTCATTAACCTTTTCTTGGAACTTCAGAAACGTTGGGTCATCATCAAGGTCTTTGAAAAGTCCTAATGTTATTCCTTCTTTGACTGATGCCTCAATCTGTTCTTCTAGGGTTAATGGCGTTCCATATTCGTAAGTTTCGTATTCCATAATAATTTCCTTTCATATTTTTTATTATATCTTACTGTATCATACTTGACAGATAATGTCAAGCACTTTTTTTAGTTTGTTAAGTCTAAGTGAAGTTTCGCATTCGTCTTCCACTCGTAACCGAAGATGTCTTCATCTAACAAGATGTCACGAACTCTTTCGCGGTCAAGACTATCGCCATAACCCCAAGTATAAAACTTATTTTTATTCGTCACGATTTTGTTTATGTAAATCTGCGTTGCAGTGATTACATCATCAATCTTGGCGCCGAAGTCATAAAGACCACCTTTACCATAGAAACTAAGAACATAATCAAAAAACTCTTTTGTTGTTTCGTTGTTCTCGATATCTTTTCTATTTATTTTCATAATATTTCCTTTCTTATTATGTCTTACACTACCATATAGAACAGAGAATGTCAAGCGTTATTTTCATTTATTTTTAGACAAAAAAAAGGGAGACCGAAGTCTCCCCAAAAGAATAAATCTTTTTTACAGTAATCTATGTAAGGATGTTAGTCACTTTGAAGATTCTGTAGTACTGGTTAGTTTTCACTGCAGCTAATCCAGAGGCAGGTGTTGCACCTACAAATGGGTTTGATGCCATACCGTAACGAGTTTTGAACCCGATTTTCGGAGCGAAAGTATCTTCAGCGACTGCCTTGACCATTTGTAGTGGTACATATGGGCAATAGAATACACCTGAGTCATATGGGTTGTTACCCTTATAACCTACAGTTACATAGTCTGTACTTGCATATGGGTCGATGTATACTTTGATACGTCCGTTCAATAGACCAGCGAATGTGTTACCTGTATCGTCAACTTGTAGTTGATTTGAGATGGCAGGTGAATAGTCTAAAGTTCCAGCAGCAGCTAATGCAGTTGCAACATCTGATGAACAGATGATTACGTTACCTTTACCGCGACGAGTTTCTTTAGCGATTACGTTACACTCTCTGTCGATTTGTACTCCGAGACCTTTGAACTTCTCTGCACTCCAACGACCATCAGCGTCTGATGACATGTTGAATATACCGTTTGAAGTTACGTTCGCCTGTTGTGCACCAGTTTTAGCTTGTGAGTTGATTGTTCTGATAACTTCGCGGTTGATTTCAGCGAGGATTTCAGTTGACAATATGTTAGCTAATTCTGTTTCTGCGTCAAGACCGTGGATTGCTTTTAGGTCTTGTGCGAGTTCTAGTGAGTACTCAGCTTTCAACGCACGTGACTTTGCAGTAACGGTTGATTTCTCGATTGTGAAACCCATTTCGTTGAATGTTGAACCACCAGTTGCACCTAATGCTTCTGCGTCTGCAGTTGGCATACCGCCTGCAGCTAATGCAGTTAGACGTGCGCCTTCTGAGTCGATACCATTCCAACCAGATGCGTTATCTGAGTCATGTGT